TATTTGTGATAGTGATGTTGGGGTAAGTGCCACTCGTTGATATACCTGTGCTTGCAGTCAAGCTAACAGTTTGATCTGGAGCAGAATTGGTAATCGTGAAGTTAGGGTAAGTACCGCTAGTAGAAATGCCTGTGCTTGCAGTTAACGAAACAGTTTGATCTGGTGCAGAGTTTGTAATGGTCAGAGTGCCACTTGATGTAATCGGGCTACCAGTAACAGTAATTCCTGTTCCAGCCGTAGCCGCCACACTTGTTACAGTTCCAACCGATACAGCACCAGTTTGTCCATTAACAGAAGTAACTAAGTTGCTTTGGTCAATCTTTTGCCAAACTGTTCCATTAAACAGCAACCAATCGCCAATTTGCCAATCTGTAATGCCATCTAGGTTAGTTGAGCCAGCCGTAGCAGTGATGTAATAGTAGCCATTAACACCAGTGCTACTAGCCAATGTGGGTGTATTTGTTGAAGCGTTCCAAGTACCCTGATAACTTAATCCACCGCTACCAGTTCCCCAAGAAAGAGTAGTTCCATTTGTAGTTAAAAACTTTCCTGCATTCCCTGTCTGGCTAGGAATCAGGTTGTCAATTTGAGACTGTAGGGAAGCTAGAGTATCAAGAACAAACTGAGAAGTGCCGCCACCATTAGTAATGACTTTGATGCGTTCTGCAAGGTCAGGAGCAACAACCTCACCAACATTGAGTTCAACACCAGAAGACAATGTAATGATAAGACTACCATCAAAATCAATGCGAGCAGAGGTAACAGAAACACCATCAACACCATCCACTCCATCACGCCCATCTTTACCAGCGTCACCCTTATCACCCTTTGCGCCATCTCGACCTGCTTTTCCATCTTTGCCATCCCTTCCATCTGTGCCGTTGATACCATCACGACCATCTTTGATAGAAGCAACACGCTTTTCAATGGTATTGCCAACATCGTCAAAACGAGAACGAATGTCAGATTCAATCTTCTTGAGGGCTTGGACAACCAAGTCAACATTCTCACCAATCTTCTTCTTTTGCACTTCTTTGGCTTGAAGAACCGACTGACGCACTGAATCCAAAACAGCCATCTGCTGTTCAGGAGTCATGTTCTTAAGGATTAACTCCTTGGCGAGTTTTTCTACATCCATTATTCAGTACCAGTTTGTGCAGAACTTAATTGCTTGGTCAATTGGTTGAGAAAATCTTCTTCCATGCCTGAAATCTTGTTGTTTTTCTCTGCCATTTGCAGTTCAACAATCTTAGACTTGTTCTTGATGTCAGCTTCCTTCAACATCAATTCGGCAATCTTAACTCTCTTATCAAACTCTTTGGAAGCTAAGTCATCTTGGTTAGGCAGATTCTTTGTCACAGCCGCCATGTTCTTGGCTTGTACTTCTTGTGGCATTAACTGAGCCTCAACCATCAATTTCTGTGCTTCAGCCCTGTTTTGTTCAGCCGCTGTGGTGTTTACAGCAATCTGAGCCTGAGCCGCTTGGATAGCTAACTGCTGTTGAGCCTGTTGCATCTGCTGTTGCTCAGGATTTGGTTGCATCATCTCATCTAACTTAGCAATCAACTCCATTCTGTTAGACAAACTGCTGTTTCCAATGATGCCTTTGAGCAAAATCGGCAAAACAGGGGTTTCAGCACCCAAAGTCTGCAACAAACCAATGAATTGTTGTTGTTCATACTCCCGAGCAATGATGCCCAAGGTGGCAGTAGGCACAAAATTCATGTCAACAGAGGGATAACGCTCTGGGTCAAACTGCATATAGCGAAAAGCCGCCTTTTTGATGAATGGAATCAAGAAATCTTCTTGGAAATTCACCAAAGTACGCTTGTATTTCTTGATGATGGAGGCTACTGCCATCGACATACCGCCACCATCACGGCTAGACTGGCTAACCAAGCCCTGAGAGTCTAGAGTTCCTGTGGCTTGCAACAGCATACGCTCAAATTCTTTGGCAGTTGCTAGGTTGTTGGGGTCACTTTGACCAAACTTGAATGGATAAAGAATCTCTGACGGGTTGCCATTGGTGAGAATAGCTTTTCCGGGCTTTATCTCAAACTTCATACCCCTTGGTAACCGTGTTGCATCCATCGCAATCATGGGAGAAGTGGTCAATGCAAGTGAATCTAAATGACTACGGGTCTGTGCATCAATGGCTTTTTGCATATTGAATGCTTTTTCCACTGTCCCACGACCCAATAAACGGTTAGGAACGGTATCGTCTTGGTAAGACAGAACAGGTCTGTCCTTCATCATGTAAGGGTTTTCCTCAGCCTTGAGTAATAAACCATCGTTGGCAATCACAACAATGGCTTCCACCATGTCGGTGTAGTCCTCGGCATAGGAATTGTCAGGAAACAACTCAACAATGTCTTTGTTTTCTTCCAAGTTGTTCAAATACTCACGGGGTACTAACCCGTAGTAGGTCAGCAGAAGTACCTTCTCATCTTGGTACTGCGATACTTCTTGGGTAGGTTCAAGATCGGTGTCTTCGTAGGTGGGCGTGATGTCTACTTTGCGGTAGATGCCTCTCTCGATTCCTTCAACAACCTTGTGGATTGAGACATACTTCTCAATAGCCACGCCCATACAGTCATCAATGGATGTGCCGTTGGGGTCAAACAGGAAGTTCTTGGGATTGACAGGCATGATCTTGACTGCAATCCTGTCTCTTTCCATGACTCCAATTGCCGCCTGTCCTTGCATATTGGGGATGGGTTGGGTGGCAGGGACATACTCTTTTTCAGTTTTGACAATAATCTCGCCTATGCCTGTTCCATAGATTTCAGCCATCAATTCGATCTGGTCGATAGCTTTTCTGATTTTGTCTTTCTTGAAGTCTTCATTCAGTTGAACTTTGATTAACTCAATGTCAATGGGGTTGCCGTTGACATCTCGGATATTGTCTTCAATGTCAAAGAACTCGCCTTGACCAAAGATAGCTTCCATGATTTCAGCGTGACGAGTCTCAACTGCTTGTTGGGTGGCAGGGGTGACAATACGGCTACGCTCAGACTCACGGGTCTTGTCTTCAGATGCCCACTCTCCTCGGAAGATACGCTCGTACTCTAGATAGGAGGGTAGGAAGTTTGTGTTTCTGTAGTCTCTCCACCTATCGCAGTGGTCAGTAACGAATGAAGTCAACTCTTTATCAGCCTCAGTGGGTTGATAATATTCGTCTTTGTCTAATTTTTTGGTTGCCATATTGTTACCTTGTCGTATCAGCAAATGGTTCTTTGTACATTGGGTTTGTAGGAACAGAGCCTACAACAGGCGCAAAAATCTTAGGGTCAAAACCCTCTGGCAATGGAAATCTTAGTTCTTGAGGACTAGCAAATGGACTTTTACCTTCTGCCAATCTATCTAAAGCAAATTGTTGCGCCTTCTTCTCTATCTCAGGTGTTACTTCACCTGTTGAACGCAATAGGTTTAACTCATCAGCAGTCAATGTTGGCACAACTAAAGGATATGAAACAATCTTGCCACCAACTTCAAAAGCCGATGAATACTCAGTCATCATACTTCCATCTTGGGTTGGGATTCCTCCAAAGAAACCTTTTCCCTTGACTGAGCCTTCAGTTAACTTTTGACCTTGTTCTAAGTACCTTGCTTCAGAAATTCCCATTTTTGCCATTTATACTCCCGAAATTACATCTAAAGGCTCCCACTCATCTTCTTGGTCATCTTGGAAGTATGAAGTGACAGCAAGTTGGTCGATGTATGACAAAGAGTCGGGCAAGTCATCATGGACACCATTTGCAGGGAACATTAAGAGTTGGTCTTTGAATTCATCCCAATCTTCCTCAGAGTTCAGCACAATGCGCCCATGCTCAAACCGCCCTTGGAGACTCCAGATAATTCTGTCTGTCTTTTTCCTGTTGCCATGCGTTAAGTCAACTATGTGTGAATATACATTATTTTTCCGCATTAAGTCACTCAAATACGGCAAAACTGCGTTTTTTAACGAACCCCTCTCAATTCCCACTGACAAAGGGCGGTATTCCCTCATTTTCAGCAGAATCGTGGCGGCTGTCTCCCTGATGTCCCACCGACCAAAAGCAATCTCTTTGACAAACCATTTCCCATCATCTGTCACCTTGACCACAGAGATAGCAGTCTGATCTAGTCTTTTCTTGGAATTGGCGGCTTGTTTGGCAACTTCTTCAAATCCAGCCAAGTCCACAGCAATGTAGTAGCTACCATAGTCAGGTTCTACCCCATACTTCAGCCATTCTTCTTTGAAGACATCCGAGCCAGCGTTGTCAAAGGATGCCATGTACTCTTGCTTGAAGGCAAAGGTAGAGAGGGTTTTCTTGGCAGATTCAATCTCAGTTGGGTCAATCAGGGGGTTGTCTTTGGTGGTGAAGTGCCAACTTTTCCAGTCGGGGTCGGTTTCTGATTTTCCGAGTTTAAAAATGTCATAGAAAAAGTTACGACCTTTGGGAGTTCCGATGAACATTGCCCGACCTTTTTTGTCTGACAGCGAAGCACGAATGACTTGCTCCCATGCTTCTGGTTTGATGTCGGCAACCTCGTCAAGCACAGCGTAGGTGAGTGACACTCCTCGCAGAGTATCTGGGCGATCTGCACCTCTAACATAGATTTTTGCTCCGTTTATCAGGGTGATGTCCATGTTATTGATGTGGCTTGACTGAATCACCTCTCTACCCAATTCCATCAAGACATCCCAAATAATCTGTCTGGCTTGTCCATTGGTAGGCGCAACATACAGCACAGCAGAGCCAGCAGTACATTGGAGTCCTTCAATCAGGAGGGTAACGGCTGACAGGCGTGACTTACCGCATCTTCGACCAGCGGCAATGACTTTAAACCTTGTTTTATCAGCAAAGACTTCTTGTTGCCAAGGGAGGAGACTGAAGTTCAAATCAGACATCTTTGCTTTCTATATCTTCTGCATCTATGACAGGGTTTTCCCCAATAGTGACACCACCTATGCCTGAGATGGTGATGTTGACAGCGGAGCGTTGTTTTCCTTCTTTTTCAAACAGGGAGACAGGAAGCATTCTGTCCATACAGAGTTTGAGTGCCGCCATTTGAGCAGGATGTTCGTCATTCATGGCAATCTCAACTGCCTTGATGACGACATTAGAACCAGCACTGTTTATCAGGAGGTCTTTGAGTTCTTTGATTTTCTGTTGTTCAGTCTTGGGTAAGACGAGTGCAGAGGGGTTGTCTGCGTACTTAGAGAGAGTCATCTTTCCTGTACCACGGGGGCGACCTCTTGGCATCGCCAAGTTGTCTTCTTCCTTTAGAGGACGACCTTTTTTCTTCAGGTTATCAGGAAGTGCATCTACAGCGTTCATCTTTTATCCAGTTAGGGAAGAAGGTTGTTGGTGGCTGGATTTGAACCAGCGACTCGCCTACTGTGCTTTGTTGCAACTCTACACAGCATCGACAGAAATCTGCCCATGACTCTACCAACTGAGTTACACCAACACGGCTGGAGACTATTTAAAAGGCTGGTGACTATTACTAATAGTACCTAGTGACAATCCCCATGCGTCTTGGAAGTTAGCGCACACTTTACATCAGAATTGAATTCTTGTATAGTAGGCGCACACTTCGGTGTCTTTGTCAGAGTCTATCGGCTTATGTGCAAACTTTGGGTAGGAAATCGAGTCTTCAAGGTGTCGTAGTCTTGGATAGATGTAGTCCCTAAAGTCCACGGAAACGTTCTGGCTGACAAAGTATTGTGGGACAGAAGATTGTCAATCCCACCGAGCAGGAGGACTGCATTGTGAATGTGCTGGCTTGGATGCCAAAACTAATCCGTTCTGATGTGTGACGGTACAAGGTGCAAACAACGCAATGTGGCTATTGAGGCTCTGTTAGGCAAGAGATGGCTCACCATCTAATCTCAATAGATATTCTTGGAATTGAGCAACCAAGACAGGACATCATCCTGACAAATCCCTTAACTCACTTCATCAAGTGGGTTAGGGGTTTATTTATCAGAACATTCCTTCTTTCCACAATTTAGCCAGACTTGTTTGTGTCTTACGCTACATACTGCTTTTCGTGTGCGGAGGAGGGTTCACAAATATTTACAACACCACGCATACCCCCTCCCCCCCCATCAAAGTAAGCACTCACTTACAAGTAAGCAACCACTAACCTACCCAGTAAGCACTTACTCACTTAATGGTTAGCAAGCACTAACATATGTGTTGGATTATTTCCACAAAGCAAGCGCTTGGTTGGTAGATAGGGGCGATGTACCATAATGCGGAACCTTTCACAATGCGAAATATACTGCACTGCACAACCACATGCAAACTATTGATAACACTTTATTGATAGGTTATTTATATGGGCTAAGATGGTGCAGAGTGGACACTAACAACACTGATATGGTGCAGAGTGTTTACTAACATCACCCTTTTGGTGCACTCTGTTAGTGAGCACTTTCATTCTATGTGCGGTGCTGGCTGAAAGCCTAGAATTGGCATGGTATGTGCATTAGTAAAATGCCCACAGTCGGGCAGTCACTTAGAGAGGCGTTGATAATGACACACACACAGACTAGAGAGCAGTGGCTCTCTCAAGCAACCACAGAGCTTAGAAGCCTGTTTAAACAGCATGGCGTTGACCTACCCTTGGAGGTTCGTGCATCTTGTGGCTTCCCTTCAAAATCAGCCCTTGCGGCAAAGAACCGAAGAATTGGCGAGTGCTGGTCTGCTCGGGCTTCGGCTGACAAACACGCAGAGATTTTCATTTCACCCACAATCAGCGACAGTCTGCGGGTTTTGGACATACTGGCTCACGAACTGGTTCACGCTTGTCACCCAAACGACGGGCATGGCTCAAAATTCGGTAAAACTGCCCGTGCCATTGGTTTAGAGGGTAAATTGACCGCCACACATGCGGGCGATGCGTTTAAACAGTGGGCAGAGCCTGTACTGGCTCGGCTCGGTGCTTACCCTCACGCTGACCTTATCCCTTCAAATGCTCAAAAGAAACAAAGCACCCGTATGCTCAAATGCGTTTGCCGTGACTGTGGTTACACGGTTCGGGTTGCTGGCAAATGGCTGACTGAGATGGGCGCACCTCACTGCCCTGACCATGGCGAAATGGATAGCGTTTAAACAGTTTAGCCTGAGCCAGTGTGACAGACTGGCTTGGGGTGCATTGTCACCAATTCTATAAACTTTGAAAGGCTTTGAAATGTCAGACTATTCTCAACAAGATAAACTTTTATATGCGGCTCTTGAATTGTCTAAAGGCTCATACGGTGGCTTTGCGGCTCACATTGGTGAGGCAATGATTCGAGCAGATAAAACTAACAGCGAAAAACTGCATGAGGCATTTTTCGACCTATTCGAAACAGCATGGCTTAACTGCCCAGCCTATCGGGTCAACCTCATTGCCGAAAGCGTTTAAACACCATGGATAAAATAGATTCTATCGTGCTCGGTGTATGCGGCTTTGCCGCCATTGCGTTAGCTTTAATTTTGATAATTGAAAGGCTTTGATTATGACAACATATATCCCTGTAATTGCTTACCATGCCAAGCAAGAATTAAGAGGCTGGAATGAGGTGTGCCGCCATCCTGCGGATTGGTCAGGCTGGAATACTGCTGACAAAAGCATGATAGAGCACCTTTTGCAAACTGGTGAGTGGGTGGTCACAATTGGGCATTCTATGTATCAGGTGGTCAAAGATAGCGTTTAAACAGTGTGCAAGC